ACAGCTACTAAGGACAGATTATGAATAACGGATTTATTCATTTAACCAGAGATAACTATTCTAACCAGAGAGAGCCATTATTATGATTACAGAACAACAAAGAGCGGAACGCAAACTAGGTGTTGGTGGCAGTGACATGCCTATCATCTTGGGTTTATCAAATTACAAGACGCCTTACCAATTGTACCTTGAAAAGATTGGAGAGAGTGAATCTATCGATGAAATGACACCATTTCAGTATTGGGGTCACCAGCTAGAAGGAGTTATAAGGGATGAATTTGCGAAACGAAATAACGTGGTGGTCGAAACACCTGATACGCTTGTTCATCCTTTCAATGATTTTTTACGCGGTAACGTTGACGGGTTTATACCTGCTTGGAATGCTGTTCTTGAAGTTAAGTGTTCCTCTGGGTTTATGGCTCATGAATGGGGTGAAGATGGTTCTGACACCATACCCATGCCATATTTGGTTCAAGTTGCCCATTATTGCGCTGTGCTCAATGCTGATTGTGCGTATATTGCGGTATTAATTGGCGGTAATGATTACAGAGAATTTAAATATACACGTGATTTAGAGCTTGAATCTAAGATTATCGATGCTGCTAAAAAGTTTTGGGAATGTGTACAAACTCGTACACCACCAGAGCCGATTAATCAGGTTGATTTGAAGCTGATGTACCCGAAACATGATCCAGAAAAAACGAAAACAATTGCGCCGGAGGTTGCGGAACAATTAACAACGCTTGCCGATACACGCTTTAAGATAAAGGCTTTGAGCGAGGTTGAGGACAAGTTCAAATTTAACATTATGCAATTTATGGAAGATGCGGAATGCCTAACGGACGAGAGCGGGAAACCGATTGTGACTTGGAAAGCGAACAAGCGCGGAACACGTACATTTTTGATGAAAGGGGTACAATAATGAGTAATCAATTATCTGTAGAAACATCAACTGATCTCGTTATGTGGGATGATAAGAAGAAGCTTGAGGAAATCCGCAAGCTATTCGCGCCTAAACTTACGGAAATGGAATTTCAATTTTTCGTAGGTCTTGGCAAGGCTTCTAGGCTCAACCCATTCACCCGTGAAATTTGGTGTGTAAAATACCAAGATAGTGCGCCCGCTCAAGTGTTCATAGGCCGAGACGGTTACAGAAAAGCGGCACAAGCTCATAGCGAGTACGATTATCATCAATGTGATGCTGTGTACGAGAATGATTCCTTTGAGGTACATAACGGCGAAGTAAAACACTCCTATAAGTTGGTTAATCGTGGTGCTTTGGTTGGCGCGTACTGTATAGCCAAACGGCACAAATCATCAAGACCTATTTATGTGTTTGCGGAGCTGCGGGAATACTCTACAGGCAAGAGCTTGTGGCATCCTCAGACTGGCAAACCTGCGACAATGATTAAAAAAGTTGCTGAAAGCCAATGCTTACGGGCATGTTTCCAAGATTTACTTGGTGGCACATACGGCGAGGAAGAAATGGAGAGCGTACAGCGCGAGAATCAAGTACAACGCGTGGTAAATGGTACGACTCAGACAGAAAAGCTTAAGAGCATCTTAAACGAAACTGTGATTGATGCTGAAACAGGCGAGGTTATGGACTCAAAACCCGTACATAATACAGGCAGAGACGACATAAACGCAAGTCAAAAACAAATCGATGAGATAGTTTCAATGATGGCAGATAAGGGATTCAGTGAAGACCGAATCAAGAAAGCATTAGGCTATTACAAGGTTGAGCAGCTCGCCGATTTAACGGACGCCCAAGCACGACTATTTATCTTACAGTTGGAGAAAGCATAAATGATTAACGAGGCAATTATAGTCGGCAATGTCGGACGCAAGGAAGTCAAAGTTTTAAAGAATGGCGGTGAGTTAACCGTCATTTCTGTGGCAACAAGCACTAAATTCAAGGACTCTAGCGGGGTTAAGCAAGAGCGTACCACATGGCACAACGTGAATTGCTTTAGCAAATTAGCAGAAATAGCGGCTAAGTACGTCCATGTCGGCGACTGTATTTATATTCGTGGTGAGATACAAAACAAGAAGGTTGAGCAAGGCGAAAGAGCCGGGCAATACATGTATTCTATCACCGCTCAAGATATAAGATTTCTACCAGGTGGCAAGAAAAAAGACGCTGAATCAAAACCCAGTCAAGAAACAAATGCGCAATCTGAGCAATTTGAGTTCGACGATTCCGAGATCCCTTTTTGATCGGCAAAGCAATAACGCTGAATTATTTTTATCCCATCCTCAATGGAGCGGCAAACCACGGTGTAATAACCTTGCTGCTTCATATCAAGTAGGAACGCTTTTTGCGCAGGACTAACCACCCCAGTAGGCGTTTTAAATTCAATCCATGCCCCGTGATAGCCATGACGTGCCATTGATATAAACAAGTCTGATACACCAGCACGCATACCTAAATCTTTCATCATGCGCCCATAACTTGGTGTACGCTTGCCCTCATTAGGAAAATGCATAACCAGCTTGACTATCGATGGATGTAGACGTACCCAATCCATGATTGCCTTGTGAATACCCTCCTCTGACAGTGCGCCAGATTTTAGATAATTACCACGAGGCACGACTCAACCACCCTTTTAGGAATATGCCAAGCTCTGGCTTTTCCTCTACTAGGTGCTCATAAAACCACTTCTGTTCGTCTTGTATCTCGTATCTTAAATCCTCTTCACGATTATGTAAGCTAATCTCATTGATAGCACCTATCGTTAAACCTCCAAGGATGCCATCTACAGCGACTTTGTGACCACAGGCATTAACGGCGCGCTGGACGAGTTCGTGCGCCTCAGAAGCGCCCATATTGACTGCCATGTCAAATATCTTTGTGGCAATGTAGAGTGAGTTAATAGCTTCATAATGATATTTATCCCACCATTCGGCTTTGTAGTAGATTTTGGCTTGTGGCATGGACAGTTTTTTGACGTCTGATGGTAGCTTTAATCGCGCGTAACAGCGTGTAAGTTCACGTTGTGTGATACCAAAATTAGTCGCGCCACCTGGATCGTCAGGGATGTTTGTATAACCACCTTCATGGTTTAATAATACAGCCACAGCGGAGTTATAACGCTCCGCTGGCGTAAATTTTTTGTTTGACATAGCAATCCTTTGCTATTATTGATTAAATCCATACTGGATTAGTAAGTGGCTTTCAACAGACCTTCAATAATTGATTCAACTGACGGATGAAGAGTGCTTAAAAATACTTTATAAACATACAAACAATTAATTGCCTCTACTAAATCTTTTTGTTGATCCCTAGATTCTCTATCATTCATATGTGAACATTCTTTTTTCTTATAGTCTATAATAAGTTCTTTTAACATAATCAATTGGCCTAATTTTAAAAAAACGCATATTACTTTATTATTTTAGATTAATATATTATTTATTAAGCAAATTCCCATACAATAATTAAACCTACAGAACCAGCAGACCCAGCAATTGCGGCATTGTTGGATGCATAAGAACCCGATGCTCCTCCACCAAATTGATATCCTGCAAAACCACCTGAGTTACCAAGAGAACTTGCAATAGAGGAAGCGCTTCCTCCAAAAATTGATGATCCACCAAACCCACTAAATCCAGTCAATAAAGCAACAAAGCCAGCCCCACCTGCTGAACCTTTAACACTAAAATTACCATTACTTCCTATGCCGCCATCACCAGGCGTCGAACTTTGGGAAACCGTGGATAAAACGGCCGCCATGCCTCCACCACCAGCTCCGCCAGTTGCTTGTAAAGATGACGCACTAAATGTAGTTGTCCCACCTGCGCCACCAGCATTATTTCCAGCAGTTCCTGCGACACCTCCAGCCCCTACAGTATAGGTATAAGTTGATGCTGCTGACGGTACAAATAATCTGGAGTATCCGCCTCCACCACCACCAGCAGACGCAGCATTAGAAGTAGCTCCAGTAGTAGCAATACCACCACTTCCTCCACCACCACCAATAACTTCCACTAGGATTGAAGTTACATTTGCTGGTTTAGTATAAGTAGCTGCGGTTCCTGATGTAAATATTTGAAAACTATGTAAGCCTCCGCTCCCTGCAATATATGGGTTGGTTAATGTTAATCCTGCAAATGTTGGAGAACTTGCCGCAGCAATTGATTGAGGCAAACTAAGAGTGACTGCGCCAGTAGAAGCCGATGCAATTACCTGATTCGCAGTTCCCGTAATCGATAACACACCAGCACCATTATCAAAGAAATAACTAGCGTTCCATGATGCCGCTGTAGTACCTGTGATTAACACACATACTATAGTAGCCGATGTATTCGCTGCCATAGTGAGTATCAGGTTTCCACCAGATGAGTTAATCGTTAAAGCAGCGCTAGAGTTATTAATAATGTCAAAACCTTGACCCGCCACCAGTGTAGAAACAACGGGCATAACAACAGTCTGGGTTGTAGAGCCTGTGAATTCCTGAATCTGCTTACTAGCCACTGTAAGAGTTGTAGTTCCCGCAGCAGTAACCGTAGTAGCAAATCCTTCGATAAAGCTGCTAGAGGATAAATTGCTATTAGCATCCCATCCCGCAAATGATGTAGCCGTAGGCGCCGTAGTCACAGCATTCACTCCAGTTCCTCCATTAACTTTCGCTAACGGGCTCGTAGAATTGGCATTAATTGTATTATTTGTTGTCATGATAATCCTTTATCTTAAACTACAGTAAAGTTGCCTACTGCTGATACTACAGTCCATATGGTGTTTGCTGTAATACAGCGTAATCGTATATTGTCAAATTGCAGCGTGGATGCCACAGAACCACCAGCGCCCGATGTGCTTGCTAGATTACCAAAGTGAATTTGCTGTCCAGACGCCTGGGCGATTGTATATAGTCCTGCGCCTTTGCCGTTTATTTCTACATAGTCACCAATAGCCGATGTAGCGGGCAATGTGAATGTAATTAACGATGCTCCAGCATCAGCCGTATACCCTGTGTTAATTGCCATAGTCACAGGCGTTGTAGTTTGGTCAACCCAGCCAGCACTACCTGATCCAGAAATGGTAATAGAACCCGCACCATTAACGATGGAGATACCAGAACCAGCAGTTAGGGTCGCAGCCACAGGATTAAGTCCTGTAGAGCCTATAAATGTCTGACCATTAAGTACTAACTCAGGTGTATTTGTTGCATTATTCGTAGCCATTTTATGTCCTTATACGATGGTTATATTGCCAATTGACCCTATTACATTCCATGTTGTATTCGCTGTAACACATAATAATTTGATATAATCATACCTGTTGCTTGAAGCCATACTGCCACCAACTCCAACAGTAGTTGCGATATTACCAAAATTAATAGATTGTCCAGAATTTTGAGTAATTATCCAACCGCCCGATGATTTCCCAGATATTTCGTTTATTGTTCCAAATGGTGCAATGGTAGGTAATACATAATTAATCCCACTAAATAGATCATCATTGACATAATTATAGTTTGGAACCATAGCTATAGGACTTGTAGTAGCATCAATCCAGTTACTTTGCATATTGAAACATTCTGTCCAAACAGCCGTTGTTGCAGTTCCTGATGTGGTACAGACCCACAACACAAGGTCTACCGTATCCCAGCATAACTGGTAGGTTGTTCCTGCTACGACTCCATTAGGATTTCCCGCATTTGATAATATAACGTTCGATTGAAACAGGTTATAGACCTGTTGTAATGATTGTTGCGTAGATAATCCCAGTACAGAAGGACTTACGTAGCCCTGTACCGCGCAGATAATATCGGACATCATGGAGTTCGATACCGTCGGTAGTGATGTGAACATTTCCTCAATAGCCATAATAAATCCTTTTATTAGCCACGATAGTATTATTTACCAATCATGTTTTCTTATTAATTGGGTTATCGGTTCCAAATCTAAACGCCCTATCCATCTTAAATCCTTGAGGGATATCATTAGCACCTGGAGCTGTATTGTCTGACCTATCCATAAGTCACCTTAATAATTAGTTGGGTACAATTCAATAACTACATCTGCAATGGCCGCGCTAATTATACTAATCTTACTGCCAGCCAATACAGTACGTTGACCTGGGTTTAGTGTTGAGGTTGTTGCTACAAGTGTAGCTCCAGCAGGAACAGCCGCAGTCGCACCACTAAAGTCGACATATACCTTAGCAGCAGCGCTGTAATTAAAGCTAGCAATCCAAACCTGATCGGTAGAAGGAACTGTGATGCTTGTCGCTGTAGCAGCCGCTAGGGTCACTGAATAATTATTGGTACATGGCATAGGCGCATAGGCATTATAGCCTTGTACGTCACGTCCGAATGAAAGTGGAGTAGACATTCCATATCCTTATGTTTAAAATTTCCCTATTTTTCGACACGTTATAACATCATGTTTATCGCGTCGACCTATTTAGATTAAAGTTTAACAAATACATTATAGAATACACTAGGCTGTACTACGTTAAAAGGCGAACTATTTGGCGTATTTGTAGCAATAGAAGTTGATCCAGGTAATGAAAATGCCGTGCTAGCACTTCCACCAACGACAGGGAATAATAGACTTCCCGCGGCTACATTAGATGCTGTAAAAGAAGTAACTGTAGTGGCTGTATGTGAATGAGCACCAACTTCTTTTGTAAGTTGTACATGTCCATATTCACCAACTGTGGCACCAAGTGGATTAAAATCAATATATACTAATGAACCAGCACTACTAAATGCGACACCTACTGAACCTGCTATAGCAGCAGCATATGTTGTCGCTAATTGAAATGTTCCACCTGATATATTTGTGACATAATAAATTTTAAAAGCAATAATATTTCCAGGAAGAGAACCAGGAGGGCTAAATCCAAAAGTAATAGGTGCTCCTTGCCAAAATGGTGTAATTAATGTTGGGGTAACAAGAATGTTTCCAGCAGAATTACTAATTGTTACATACTGACTTTGAGGAGCATATGTTCCATTTAATACGGAAGTCGTACCCGATAAAACTTTACCAAACATTTTAGTTAAAGCCATCGCATTATTTATAGTGAAATCTGCATATGCATTTGCTCCGTAATTAGTAGCAGTTAAAACAGTACCATTATTAGTATACATCTGACAAATTGGATTGAAATTAGAACCAGTATCATAAGGTTTAGCAAGCAACCACAATAAATTAAATAATTGCCAGGTATCTGTATTTGCTCTGGCATATCCTGGAATTGCAGTCGTTGGCAAAACACTCATTGCATTCAGCCCCAGAACACCATCATTCATAGGAACCCAGCCGTAAGGGCTAAAACTATTAATACTTGTTCTTAGATCACCTGTTCGAGGACTACTAATAATTGAATCAACCTCATCATATGTCAGAAAGCTATTCGTAGGCGCATCAGACGTTAAGTAGATAGATGGCTTAGTAAAGTTAATAGAGCAGTTAATATCCAATGGCATTTGTACTAATAGATACAGAGCATCATCGCCGCCCTGTCCAAGTGTTAAGCCAGCAGTAGGTGGAAACACGCCAGTAAACTCATATTTTGTCCACGAACTATTCGCAGATATAGAGCCAATCAAGAACGGCGCAGGTGATGTAGTGCCAGTTCCGGTATATTGCAGGATATACAGATTAACCACATTTTGTCCTGGAGCCGTACCAGTAGCGTTTTGTACCTGTATGGTTGCTGTAAATGGCACAGCCGCCAATGTATTGACATGTAAGGATATAGGGAATTGATAAGCTTTCTGTGTCTCACCAGTTGGGCTGTTAGCGCAGGTATGGTTTATATAAAACTCAGGGGTAATGTCACCCGTTAATATTGGTGTTGTTGTTAGTGGAAACTTGGTAAATGTAACCGTGTCTTGGCCACCTGTGATGTTCTTAATAAAGTGTATATCAGGCGAGCTAAACCCATCATGTTGACTAGGTGCGACTACTGTATCAAGTACGTTTGTGAGGTTCATTGTACCTATGTTGCGCCAGAACCCGTTATTGATAATGTAGTTATTATGTGAACCCGCGCCAGTTACATTGTCCTCATCCGCTATGAATGGGAAGTTTGCTCTAGTAATCTGGTTTGTTTGCGTGCGATTTACAATCGTAATGTAATAAGGTTGCTTTGTGGTCTGATCAAGCTCACTAAAGGGATAGAAGAACGGGATGGTATCAACGCCGTTAATATCACATATAGTGCCCGCGGCGCTAAGAGTTAGAGGATTAGGAAGCTTAATGTATGTATAATTTCCAGGCAACCCTGATTGATAATACCAATTCTTTAGCGTAGTCCTGCTATTGTCTTGGTAGCATGTAATCACACCCGCAGACATGGGCTGTCCGTTCTTGTCAACGAAGCTATCTTGAAGCATTGCTGCTGCAATCAGTAAATCTGTATTAATAGGCATAGGAAGTCCTTTCTCTATATTGCTATCATTGTAGCCTAACTCTGGTATAATATACACCGCAAAACCTAGCCTTCGCGAGGCGAAAAGCGATTCATCATCGCCCGGTTTTGTAATTACAATGATGACACCGGATGAGTGATTATGTCAGAGACAGTTAAAACTTGTAAAATTCATGGCAATCTTACAGAAAATCAAGTTTATAGAAGAAAGACACCACGCAATGAAATTGTATGTAAAAAATGCAACAATGAAAAATCTTCTAAATATCGGTATAAAACCGTCTCAAGTGACATTATAGAGCGAAGATGTTCACGTTGCTGTATCATAAAACCTAAATCCGACTTCAAGCCATATCAATGGGAATTAACTTCTCCTTATTGTAATCTATGCAGAGTCGAAAATAGCACTAAGGAATATCATAAAAATCGCTCTCATTTAAAAAGAAGATTTGGATTGGATATTAAAGAATATGAATCTCTCCTTATCCAACAAAATCACGCATGTGCCATATGCAAAAAACCTGAATCGGCACTAGGAACCAAAACGGATGGCTCTCCAAAAAGACTTTCTGTTGACCATTGTCATGAAACAAAAATAATCCGTGGATTATTATGCCAACGATGCAATGCTGGCATTGGAATGTTTTTTGATAACCCAGATTATTTAAAATCAGCAATTGACTACTTAATTAATCCTCTGAATTAAATCCTATTATAAAAGCTATTAATACTACAATCATAAATCCTGCTGGTAACATTATATTTCCCATATAAAATGCGCATTTTATCATCAAATGATTAAATATAAAACATCTAATGTGTGCCTAATAGCTTTCTTATTTCATAGGGCAAAAATCCTGTGGCAAGTGTGCCAGTCCCTAATGCCGCCCCTTGAGCTAATTTATTTTTCTTAATTTTATTGTACTTCTCACGCCTTAATAAGTCAGGATGTTTGTTGCCTGATTGCGCCAGAAATTCTTCTTCTTGTAACAGTTTATCAGCAAATTCTTTAGGACGTACTGTTTGTACACCCCGTTTGTTTTTACCAAGAAGTCCATTAATAGTCGGGCTGTCCAAGTAAGGAGCGGCTTCATTGGCATAATCTACCCTTGATTGCTGATACCCTACTCCGTGCTCCTTAACTCCGGCTTTCTCAAAGCTTTCAGATATTTTTTTAAGTAATCTATTTTTTAATTTCAATGCTTCGGCATGAACGTCCGCTTCAAGACTACCTTCTTTTGAGCGTGAGTACTTGGAAACAATTTTATTTAAATCGCTTTGAGCTTTGTGCGCATTGGTTAAAGTAGGTGCTTCATTAAACTTCTCTAAACCATAAGCTAATTTGCCTTCTCCAGCTTTTTTAAGCAATTTAATATTCCCTTTCTCACCTCTCAGGAATTTATTAGCTCCAGCTTCTTCGCCAGCTTGTAAATGGCTTGTGAACCGTTCATTAAAGTGCTGGCCAAGTCGCCCTACTTCTTCTTGAATATTTTTAGCTATGCTCTTAGAACCAAGTGATTTAGCAAAGTTGTACGCTGCTGGCAACGCATAGCCAGCGGTTCCTGCGATAGACCCAAGAGCACCACCAAGACCACGATTCTCTTCATTCCCTGCTGCTCCTTCCAAAGCACCACCAGCACCACCAGCCAATAATTTGCCAATAAGAGGCAATTGTTTGCCAGCACGCAAAGCTTGATATCCTTTCCCAGCGAGTTGTGCGGCTTTCATACCAGCCCCACCAGGTAGCGCAAGTCCACCTGTAATTTGTCCAAGAGTCTGACCAATAGATTCACCAAGAGAACCAGGATTTTTATTAATCAAATCTGGATGAGGAACATGGGGTAATTTATGACCTGATAAATGTTCAATGCCAGAGATAGGCCAGTTAATCGCTGATGCGCCTAAATCTCCAGCAGCTTGACCCATACCACGAAGAGCACCACCAGCATAATTTAAATATCCTTTACCCAGTTTTTTAAAAAATCCTGGCTCTTCTTCTTGCTGTTGAGGAGCGCTGGCAGTAGTACCACCACCACTACCACCTTGAGCAATTTTCATTAGCTCTTCATTAGAATATTTTGAGAAATCGATATCAGCCATTATTGTTGCCCCGCTGCTTGTCGTCTTTGTAATTCTGCTAATGCTTGGTCAGGGGTAATTTCTACCTTTTTCGCTGGATGTAAAATAGTTTTAATTTCCTGTTTCAAAGATTTTGGATCGAGCATTTTATCTGCCGCAATCTTAGCTTGAAGAGGACTTAATCCGGAATTACGCATATAGTCTGCTTCTAATTCCGCACGTTTACTTAGCATGGTTGTTAAGAAGGTTAATGCTTCGGCCTTACCTTTCATCATGTCTAAGCTGTCACCAGGGTTAGGCTTCATGTTGTTAAGTAATGCCTGTTCTCCTACTCTGAATTGTCCGGCAAAGTCTTTGGCACTGTCTTTAATAATATTGCCCATGTAGGTTTGAGCCTTACCCACCATAGCTTGTTGCTCTTTGGTTCCGAACTTCGAGTACCATCCAAGCTCATGTTGCCCCAACGCTGGATTTTGGCGCATAGCTTCAAATTCTGGACTGCCTAACATGCCATTTAGTTCTTTGAAGGTATCGAGTTTGCTTGAACTGCTTAAGACAATATCTTCAAGAGCTGAAATTTTTCGAGCATCTTGTTTGCTTAATTCTTTGCCTTGTTCAGATAAGCCATGTACACCTGTGTCAATATTACCAAAAGGTGTAATAGCCATAAATTTGCCATTAACATCGACTACATGGGGTTTACCTAATCCCAATAATTGCATAGCAGTCGCTGCTTGCGCGTAGCCCATCCCTTGGTTTTGTGGTTGTTGAGGCTGTTGTGGTTGCTCTTGCTGGGGCTGTTGCATTTGTTGCCCTTGAGGAAACATACCACCACCTTGGCCTGGTTGTGGTGCTGGCTGGCCTTGACCGCCCATTTGTCCACCAGCTTGGCCTTGACCACCCATTTGGCCGCCACCCATAAGCTGCTCACGTATCATTTGCATTAATCGGGCTTTCTGTGCTCCGGCTTGTGCTTCGGCGATCTGGGCTTTCATCTTTTCAGGTAAGTATTGATTTTCAATGCGTGCGCCCTTGGTTTGCTCACCTAACAATCCAGTGCGCGCCCCAGCTTCCCCAGCTTGAGCACCTCTGAGGCCAATCTGTGATTCTTTGTCACGGCCATAATATTGGTTGAACAACTTCTCTTTTTTAAGCGCTTCTTCAAGTCCAGGTTGCAAGTATTTAGCTTTGGTCATGTCAGTATAGCCACCTAAGACTTTACCGAGCATATCCTGCCAAGGCGATGCTTGGGGTTCGATACCCGCATAATTAGTGAATGTAAATGACATTATTAGCCACCTCCATACATGCTTGAACCGAGGCCACCACCCATCATACTGCCAATTGGACCACCAAAGGCACCGAGTGCCGCGCCACCTAATTTAAACGCATTACCCCATAAATCATTTTTATTCTGATTCTGTTGTCTTTGACCTTGGAATTGTAGATTAGCTTGCTGTGCCAAAGTTTGCGCAATCATATCAGCCATACTTTGACCTGCTTGTTGGCCTTGATTCGCCATTCCTTGAGAACCTTGTAAGCCTTGGCCGTACATGCCTAGCGCATTTTGCATCCAATTATTATAGTCTTGGTTGCCGAGTTGCGTGGCCATTTGCATATTTTGTTGTTCATGTTGTGGGGAACCTGCCATGCCACCAGCGGCAGCTGCGTGATTTCCACCTTGCATTGCTTGATCCATAGCAAATTTAAAACCAGGTGATTGCTGGAATGATTCACCAATTTTATTAGTTTTTCCACCAGGGTCCTTCATCAACTGATTATATTGGTCTTGAAGCCCAGGAATCTGATCTTTCCCAGCTTGAAACCAAGGTTGTTGATATTGTTGCGTCTGCCCTGGTATCTGATTAAGATAAGGCATAGCAGAATCAGCAGGGTTTTTCCCGCCTTTAAAAAAGTCGCTCATCCAGCTCATGATTCATCCTTAAATCATAGATAAACAAATGTCCTCCACGTCGCAGTAACAATATTCGGCGGCGTAGCTCCATCATACGTTATAACAAATTGTTTTGACACTCTGTTTGTAGTATCAAAGACTGTCTGACCACTGATATCAGGTATGTTCTGCGGCAGTGGTAAGCCGATAAACGGCGTATAAATTGCCTCTATTGTAGCAATATTTGCAGCACTTAATCGTGGGAAAAGTATCCCTTCGTTCTTAAAGTTTTCCTGTAATGCCTGAAACAAAGATGATAATCCTAAAGACCACAGCGGTGAAAAATCACCGTCTTTATTAAATACCGGAACTTCACGCGGTAAGTCAGGGAAAATAGATTGTAAATTAGTCGTTGCTGCTGGCATTCTAACTCCTTGTATTTACCAGGCCGTCCGTTACTACAAATCGCCCCATTCCCCAGAATTTAAACTGTGGAACAAAATCATTTGCAATACCTATTTGCCACCACATCAGTCTGTTTTTACGATGCCCAATAGGCGGTAGATAATATGCCCATTCATTGCCAAACGATGCGCCACCGTCAGTTGATATTGATAAGTCTACGTGTGGTAGCGATAGATTACTGGTTCCAGTATTCCCTTCCTGCTGGGCTATCAGGGTCGCTGTTGTTCCTTCTGCGTTTTGTTGGCTTACAAGGAATACACCATCTTGAGTAATTAGGTCGTTTAAATCCTGTGTAACAAGACCTAAGAAATCACCTTGTGTGATGAGATGCGCACCGTCTTGCGTAATAAGAATTATTTCGCCTAATGATTGCTGTTGGTAATCAGTTTCACCTGATTCAATCGTAAAACCAATGTCATTAATAATCTGATAATTCTGGTCTGGCAGGCGCACGTTGCCACAAGCTCTAATCCTTGGGATTTCATTAATTGTCCTGTCGCCTAAACTATCTACGTCTTCATAGGTTGTAATAGACGTATCAAATACAAATAAATTACCGTTGTTTTTGGTAATAAAGTAATACTGATTCTTAAAGAACGCTACCTCTGAGGCAATAAAGTAGTTAAGGTTTTGGTCACAGGCATGGTAGAACTTATCGGTCGAGAAATCGTAAAAAAGGGATAAGTTATCAGTATAGAAATTAATATGATAAAACAAATGGCCATCTTGCCTATAAAGAAATCCTTGGGAATCCGTGGGATCTTCAAGTGTGGAGAACAAATAGTCGATACCATCCGTAGTAATCTTTTTGGGCATTCCACCATCAGAATATACAATAATTGGCCCACTTTTCTCATTTTGTGCCAGCCAAACAACAAATTCATCCATATAAGCAACAGTAGCAGGTTGAAGACATCCATAGTCAATATTAAACTGGTTGTTACGTTGATAGGGGAATAATTGCGCGCCAGTATCAAACCATGCTTCGGTTACGATGCTACCCATCACAAATATCATATTACCTTTTGACGGGAAGCGAACAACTGCTTTTACGTTATCAGGTTTAGTCTGTAGTAAGCCTACACTAGCACTGTCATCATTCCAGGTATATCCGTCATTTTGACCAGATAAACGCCATGTATTATTAGCAGGTGGTGCGTAAGTATTGTCGTTTGAGGCAGCCAGAATAAAGTAGGTATCATGGAACGTCAGATAACCTGGGTTAAAATTCAATGGTACAGCTTCAAAGCTTGTATGACCCATTGGTGGATTAGGGTCGTAAACATAAAACGCCGTTCCATCAGATATTCCAATCTGTGGTTTATTGTTTTCAGCAATGTACACAACGCCCGTTTGGGTCTGTAATGTACCGATGCGAAATACTTGGAAGAATTCAACCTTTTCTTGTGTTTGGGAATAGACAATATTGACTAAAAATACACTATTTCCCTCAACAACCACTAACTCATCGA